CGACCAGTCCTGCTGCTCTAATCGCATAGTTACTAAGTAAGTTGCGAGATTTGCAAGACAAAGAAGGGGAAAGGAGAGGATACTCCCCATCAACTGACCATTCCTCTGGAGACCTCGAAAGACTCCCTGAGGTCCACCACACTCATTATTTGAGGGGTAGAAGAGGTTGTGGGGTCCTAGTACCCGCAACGCAAGATCGAGAACTCTCCTCGGCTGATTAGCAAGGAGAAAACGAAGAATGCGCGAGGTAAATTTCCACGAAAGGCCATCGGTGGCAGCGGAGTAGTCTATTGAAAACCACTCCCAATCGGGTAACGACTTTTCCCGAAGATCGAGAATGTCACTAGGAAGGAAAGGACGACCCACCAAGCGGAAACAAGGGATTTCTTTTATAGCTCCCCAGAGAGATCTCTGAAGAGGTCGACACGAATAGTAGTCGAGCGCATTTCCCTTGGATATTACCCGAACCTTAAAAGGCTCAAGGACGGCTTGGATGGTGCACGAACACGGTTTACTCAGATCAAGACACCTTGAAAGGTGCCTGAGATCATCCCACTCCTCATACCCATAGGGCATTCTCACCTCAGTCACATGATTGAAGTAAGTACGCCCCGCGGAATAAAGTGTAGGACTCTCTATCATCATATAGAGATCAGAGTAAAAACCGGAGAAAGACTTGAAATGACTTGTCGACCATAATAGTCCTGAGGCAAGTTTTTGAAACTCATCCCAGTCCTGCTGCTCAGCGCAAAGCCCCCCGCCCCTAGCGAAGACCCGTAAACCATCGGGTCGTTCGTAGACGAGAGAACCGCACGAACAAAAATGGTCGGAAAGTCTGGAACATTGCGGACTAGGTTTCTCCACAACAGTCCCATCTTCCAAGACTATCTTATTCTTCTCATTATCTTTTATTTTTATTTTCTTTGGGGAATACCTCCCCCTGCGATCCCTATGAACATCTAGGCCGGTGATAGTTCTCAACTCACCGAGCTGACCCCCAAATTTACGTGGATTTTCAAAACACGCTGATGAGGAGGATGTCAAAGAGACATCGATAAGAGAATCAATACGACCATTAAGATCATTATCGATGCTCCTTCGGACCTTCTTTAGGACTTTAAAGAAAGTGGGATCCGAGAACATAGCGTCTATCGCAAACTCATTACCTGGGTCCTCCTTGGTTAGAGAGATGAAGTGCTCCTCATACGTCTTCTGAACGAACTCGTCAGAAGCCGGAAGGCTACACCTCTTACCCTGAAACCAGGAATACCACAGATGTGAATTCTTTCGACAGAAAGCGTTCAATCGGTTCTTAACCCACCTCCTTGCACAACCGGAAAACCTAAAAGGTACATCGGGAGGAGTTGGAAGGTCGTTCTTAAGGTACTTCGCGTTGGGGAAGGCCAAGAGATATTTACTTCTCTTAAGCCAAACCTCTTCACTAAATGAAGAATTAAGGAACGACTCAATTTGCTCTATGATCTCACGCCGAACAAAAAGGCGGCATCCATGATGCTTGAGAACGAGATTGAGTCCACGACAAAGGGCAGTAGTTCGATCTGGAACCGACGGGGTATC